GTCTCAATTAAGATTAAGGTGTTGGGCGTAGTTTTTCGCGTCCAGTCCGGCGAAACCATAAGTGTTTCCGGCCATGAGCCTTTGGTGGAAGCCACCAAAACCGGGGCCACTTATGTCAAGGATAAGGCAACTTTTGGTATTCTTTGGCTGTGCCGTAAGATCATTCAATTGTTGTCTTGGGTCCAATCCCGTCTTTCTCGTCCCCCTCCAACCGCTGGGAACATGACGGATATCCTTGTTAAGGTTGCTCGTGATCCTGTTCGCACTTTGAATCAAATGTTGTACAAGCGCTCGTTTCTTTTGAGGCGGGCAGCAGCGTCCAAAAATTTGAATCATGTGGCGCCAGGAGAACCTGCTACCCCTCATTACCCTGCTTTTGTCCGAGGCCCCTGCCCTGTGTTTTTCACTCGAGCCTGGTGTCCTCAGGGCCTCATCGACCCTCCCCCGCAAAAGGAGGAGAGTTCCTTGAATTTGACGAAAGTCAATGCGGATTGTATCCCAAAACTTGGTAATGTGTTGTGTGGAATTGGTTTCTCAGGTTGGATTCCGGTGGTGTGCTCGTCGTGTTTTCACAACGAATACGCTGCGTTAGTTCAAAGAGTCACCATCGCAACAAAACCATTCGACCAACGAGTGTTAGCATGGCATGCTGACACTGAAGGAGCCCTCCCTTCTTTTGATGAGAGAGCCCCCGATCCCGTTGTTTGGCTGGCTCAACTGGAGGGTCCAAAGCGGCGCGCTTATGAAGAGGGCACCGCGCAAGACCCCCCTTTAAAGCAACTTGGAAGTCACGAGCTTTTTATTAAGCGCGAAAATATGTTGAAACACCATGTTGCACATCCTGAATGCTTGTCTCTCCGCCCTCGGGCTATACAGACTAGCACTCCGGTGAGCAACATGTGGGCGGGACCAGACTGTTGGTCCTATAGCCATGCCCTAGCGGACTCTGATCCACTAGAACCGGGCAGGTTTCCAAATTTTACTTTCGTGTATGATTGTACTCCTGATCAATTGGCTCAGATGATGGGCTTGAAATATCAGGAGCTTAGCCCATGCCTTGTTGCTACTACTGACGCAGAGACGATGGATGCGTCCATCGCCCCTGAGGTTCTTGACCTCAATTTGCGAGATTATGTTCATTCTGGTTTTACCAAGGATGCTGAGAAAACGATCTCAGAAAATCGTGTCTTGCATGGCCACTCCCGACATGGGATCAAGTATTCCGTGTCTGGAGGTTTGGCCACTGGGGTCCAATGGACAACTTTGAACCATACGAAAACTTTTCGTTTGGTTACGAAAACTTTTGGTGACCTTTACCCCACCTTACCGCGGTGGCATTACTTCTGTCGAAGTGATGATGGTTGGCTGCTAATCAGTTTGGCGTTTGGTTTTGAGGCTGTCCTTGAGACGCTTCGCCTATTTCGTGCTCATGCTGCTCGATATGGGTTGACCCTTACGGCTAAGTTGTCTGAGAATCCAGTCGGTTCTGAGTTTCTTTCTCTCCGGCCACACCTTCATGGTGAGGTATTTCATTTGATTCCTAAATTGGGTCGGATGATGTCGAAACTCATGTTTGCCGCCTACCCTATGGACATAATTGACCATTACTCCTACGCGCACACAGTTGCGGTTGGCATGCGCCACTTGGTGAATGTGCCATTAGTGGGAGTGATGATCAAGAAGGTCCTGGAGCTGACGGTTCATGCTCTCTTTGACCCTCGAGTTGACTTGCGTAAGTATAAACAAATGACTTATGCGGCAGACCCCGGGTATGACCGCGACATTATCGTCCAGCAGTATTGCCATCTTTATGACATAACTCCTGAACAAATAGTCGAGGCTGAAGACGAGATCAAGAAGGTTACTAGTTTACCTTGGTTTGTGCATCATCCTGTTTTTGATAGGATAATTTGCGTGGACCTTGATTTTGAACATAATCCTCTAGACTTGTTAAAAGAGAGCCGGATCAAGATTTGCAGCGCTGATCTCCCAACCCCCCCAACCCGTGTTTTTGGGCGCTATAATTTTCCAAGTTGGTACTTGCTTCAGGTGCCCTTGGAAGAGATG